ATAGATTTCCCCAACTTCATCTTCGATACTCTTCGTCCTCCCGCTCAAGGAAAAAAGCAAAGCTTGGTCTGTCAAGCTCACCTCCGTGACGCCCTCCGCCTGCGGACTTGCGGTGAGGAAAAAGCCGACCCCTCCAGAATAAACACGCAAAAAGTATTCGCGTCCAGATATGAAGGCAAATCTCCACCTGTCCACCGTGCCACTCGCCAAAGGCTGGACGTTTGCGTCCCTGTTTGCTACGGTGCCATACACTTGCCAGCTATCTATACCCAAAAAGAGCAGTTCAGAATTTGCCGTCGAATCCCTTATTGAACCCTCTATCACCGCCCCATTAATCGCCGTGATAGTACCTGTGGTCTTCAAATCCGCCTTCAAGACATCCGCCTTCAACGTGACCACATTGCCAGAAATCTCAAAAACGGCGGTTGCATTCTTATTTACGACAACATCAAAGCCTCCCCAATCATATCCATCCGCTCTGCGTGCAACCGGCATTGCGGCATATTTCCCCACATCAGCCACCCCTGCCGCCTTAACGTGGTCATACATCTCTTGCCCCGTCGCCAAAACAGTGTAGGCAAGAGCAGTTGCATAATCTGCACTAACCTCAGAATCCAACGTCAAGACCACCGTTTCTGCACTGTTGCCGTCAAGACCACCCCTTCCATAAATCCTACTTGAAAAAAGGGTTGGTTCATTATGCAAATAAGAACGAGCCACCGCCGTATATTGATAAGTTTTCGGATCGCCGTCAACACCAGATGCAAGCGGAGCGATGCCCTGTGCAACAATTGAATCAATCAAATAACTCTCAGCGTTGCCATTGCTATCTGTCACCAAGTCTATAAATTCCGATTGTGCCCCCGTTCCCAACACCGACAAATCATAATCCGTCCCCGCCGCCGTCGCGGTTTGCGACGCCCTCGAAAGTCTTATCTTCAATCCTGATATTGCATTGGTGCCGTCCGTAGCGGCAAAAGATTGTTTATAACGTATGGCCAAAAAACTACCATTCACTCCCGGGTTGAGAGCAAAATTGCCATTCCAATTTTCAAATTTGGGAGAATCTAGAAGAAACATTCCCCTAGATAAATTACCCTCAAGAGACTTTTGTTCAGTCAAATCCAAGCCAAATTGGCTATCAATTAACCTAACAGTATTGGTTGTCCCACCAGACGCATCCCCATTAAAATGTAACCCTCCTACTTTAAGGTTTCTATATGTTGTATTAAACATTTGTATTGTGAGATTACGATTCACAGCACGCAAATTGTCCACCACAGAGTCCCCATTAATATTTCTATCATTTCCAAAATACCATTTTAGGTATGGGGTCCCACCTACTGTGGTTTTTACATAATTCAACCCTTGGATTTTGACAAATGCTGGCTCAATAGTTCCCCACAAAGAAGGAAAGTCATTTCTTGAGGTGGCACGGTTGAGGATAGTTGGAAACTGCCCATTCTTGTCCGCCTCAGCAATCAAATAACCGCCACTCTTTATGGCGTAAACAGCTTTATCATTTGCAGTATTTGTAGTCTTAAAAACAAGATTGCACCGCTTTCCAAACTGCACGCCCGCCCCATCGTTAGCATTCGCCGTTGTCTCTTTCTTCGCGTCCCAAAGAAAAGTAGATTTGATTGTGAGTTTATAGTCATCGTCAAATCTAAAATGACTGCCTGTCGACAACACAAATTTTATATCGTTCAAAACGCCACCACCCTCATGCACTGTCGCGTGGGAGGAATATGTCGCATCCCCAGCTATTTGTGTCACAAGGTCGGAAACCTTATTCGGTTCCGCTTGCGTACCACCCGTTACCGTCACCACAACATAAGTCTTATCTGTCTCCGAACTCAGTGAAAAGGACATTCCTACCCTCCAATGCCCATAAGCGTAAGCTTAAGTATAACCATCCCGATAGACACCCCAAAAACCACCAAGGCAAACCACACCAAAATGTCTACCCACCTATGAACAATCATAGTCTTGATAGCTTCATATTGATTCTTCGTGTATTCAAAAAGTAATTTCATCGCCAGTGTCCTTCCGTAAAAAGCATAACTTCCCTGCCCCTGCGTTTGATCAAACCCGGCCACTTTCTCCCCCCCGCGAACACCCACCTCGGGAGCTCCTCTCTGGCAACCTCATCAGGATCATCTCCGATAAGTAGCCTATTGAGGAAGGTTGAAGAGTGTAACGCCCCAACACCTAGGTTATAGCAGAAATCCACAACAGAGTCCCGTTGTTTCTGTTCAAACTCAAACCCACAAGAATCGACCCCGTCACACGCCCATCGTATGTCCCTCAACAAAAGATCCTCCGCCTCCTCTTCACTGAGGTGCGGGGGGAAAGTTTCCCCCTCTCTCACAAGATGCCCATACCCAATGGTTGGATGCCCCGCCACATCCTTATACTGCGTGGGGCTGAACCCCTCGGATACTTTGATGAGGTCGAGGCCTTCTTCGCTTATCAATTTTTACCCCCAGAAATTCTCTTCGTTATGTGTCTTGATGAGAACCAAAATCCTAATATCATGGTGAGAGTAGACTCTATCGACGCCAAAATCCCGCTCGCCTGCACAGCCTGAATTACATGAATGTTATCATATATGGATGCGTACAAAATCAAAGATATAAGCCCAAGATAAAACACAGTGAAAGTATAGGTGACCAACGGACGCAATGACCCTCGCAAAGCATCCACCCATACTATGCCCACCACCTGATTTGCCGCCTTTATATTCTCTCTTGTCACTTTTGTTTCCGCCACCGCCAACTGGGAGGAAGCGATCACCTCCTGTTTTTTGAAATCAATATCAGCAGTAGCCTTCATCAGATCTATCTGCTGACCATGGAGTTGGGCTGACTTCCTCATCTTCATCCATTCCACCCCAAAATCCGCAACAGGGGGGACTATGAGCCCCACCGCCCCTGAAATTAAACTTATCAATCCGGCAAACATGATGTGCTCCTACGTTGTAAAGAGGGTGTAAGTGTGGGACGCTCTGCCCGCCCAATCACTACTTCTGACCCACCCGAAGTTGTCACCCAAGCGGACGATAAACTCACCCGTTGCGTCCTGCTTCCTCACATAGTCACCGTCTGAGGAGATCTCAAGAACGTTCGCAGATGTGGGCGGGGCGTCTGATAAATCCCCATAACTGCCTGACGTAGCCACAGCAGAAAATAGAGGCTTGTCTGTTATTTCCGCCCCAGAGGACGCACCCCCCCCGCCTCCACCTCCGCCAACACCAAATCCGGATAATGCAAACTGAGCCATGATGTCCTCCTATACCAAAGAATCCCCAACGACAACAACATTATAAAGGCGGTCATCCGCACAAGCATGGGTCAACCGTATCCAAACCCCATCCCCAGATCCCCCGCTGAATGTGTTGTATGGGTCAGAAAATGTAGGTTCGTGCCAAATAAGATTGTTGGTCGCCGTCCCATTGGGGGCGTAGGCAACCTGCAGTCCGGGGGAAACATGCGACACAAGCACTGCACCAACAGAACTGACCTGCGTCCCTGACTTGTTTATCGAGTATCTTTTTGAAGCCATAATAAAATTCCTATTCCATAACGGTGGCCAAATCAACATCCAGATCAATGTACTCGACCGGGATGTGAGGGAACATATCCATAATTTTCAAAAGCCGTTTCTTCTTGTAGGGGTTATGTTCAGTCCTATCCCCGACATCAGCCATGGTCAACACCTCTTCTACATTGGGCAGACGTATAGACAGGCGGTCAATCTCCTTGCTAAGCTGGACAACCGTACTGTCAAAATAACATGCAGGCCTTCGTGTAAGGAAATTCACAGAACACCCTGTCATAACGTACATCTTAAGCCCCTGCCACATATGGGCAATTGGCTCATCCTCAACATGTTTATCGTGGTACTTCTTGTAGTCCTGCCACTTACCACCCCCCTCAGGAGGGAGAAGGTGCAACCTGTGCCTATGATCAAAAAGCGTGCCGTCTATATCGAACATAACTATTTTGGAAGGGACCAAAGCACCTCTTACGTTTATCCAACTCATAAGACAATATCCGCAATAGAAATGATTGATATGATGACACACCCCCACATAACAACTCTCGGAACTTCACCGGCAAGTTTGGACTCATACATCCTTATCGCCGCTTGTTTTATATTTTCAGACATAACCTCATTTTCCTTTCTTTCCATCCCTCCCTGCAAAAACCCTAACCAACGCGGCTACCCCTTCGACAAACTTCTCCCACCCCGCGATGCACATGGCCAAAGCCACAGCAACCCTCAACACAGGCGTGTGACCCAAATCATTCGGGATCCCAAACCATACATCAGGGGGGACCTTCGTCATCATGCCGAAGGCCGTAAATACAATCACCACCATTATCCAGTTCTTGAAGAACAGCCGGGCTACGCTCGTCTTGGGGTACTTCTTGAACTTGTGACCCCGCATATGCAAAAGGGTGCCCACCACCGATATAGACAGTACGGTGTTGGCCAGATAGAATCCGACTATGGACTCTTCCACCAGATCTATTTTTAGTAACATCTTATCAAACCACATATCAAACCCCCGGTTTCGTTGGCCAAGTTATGTTCTCCCAAGTACCTGAGGACCCGATCTTCGCGTCGGGGTAAGTTTGGGGGAGATCACGCAGAGCTTGGCGGTAATCCGTTTGTGATTGGGTCATCACCCTGTCGGTGAGAGCCCATATGTCGGTCGACCTCAACAACCGATCACGCGTCTTGCGAACTATAAAGAGCCACCCATAACTATCCTTGTACCCATCCTCAAAGTCTTTTGTTGAAGGAGCCGTAACCCCCTCTTTCCACTGCACGCTGTACTCCTCAGCACCTCGGTAATCAAACGATATCCACTCATCAGCGTACTCGCTCATAAGATATGCCTGTAAATGCTCAGATGTGGGGATTGGTTTTGTCATTATCAGGACTCTCTAGGAAGGGCTAAATTGGCGGGGATAAATCTCATAACTAGATGCTCCCTTTTTACATTTTGGCCACTACCTCCATAATTTGTAGTAAAAAACGTCCCCCCGGTGGGAAGCGGTGGTAACGAGGAGAAAAGAAAATTCGGGGCAACTAGGGTGCCCTCCACCAAAACACTTGATCTGCGGACAATATGAGTAGCCCGTATGATACCGCTACTAGGGGGAGAACTAGGATCAGCAACCATGGTTAGTCCGTGTTCCCCACCCAGATCAGCGGTACCTGCTACAGAAAACACCCCAGACTGATTCCGTGTAATGACGTTAAAACGTGCTAAGTACGAATAAGTATCCCCCACCTCAAGTAACCCGCTAACAACGGTAAAGGAAAGACCAAAATTAAACTCCATCACCAAATAAGAATTATAAGGAACTTCAAATACTTCTTCTGTATCCCCCAAAAACTGAAAAGAGGTGTCCCCAGCAGTTGCAGTAACATTTTTGTTCTCTATGTTCACCCGGGCGTATTTCATCGCCTGATTTTCAGTAATCAAAGACTGGATCCCACTGTTTGTCATTCGCAACCCAACCCGATCCCCAAGAATAAATGCACGAGCAGTGGTCCCATCCTGCCCCCGCTCACACGTAAACAAATCCCCGGACCGTGCGGTCACCTTCACAATCTCGACCTCCGTATCCGACCCCCCGCTCACAAGAGTAACGTAACAATACTTATCCCCGGACAAATCAGGGAAACGTGACCCCTCTCCGCTGGCCACCGTAAAGGAAGTGGCTGTGGAAGTTAGGGGGCTCGATAAAGTCGTGAAGGCATTATTGGAGAATTGTATGTCAACCATCTACGTCACCCTCAGAAACCACGAAATATTGAGGGTGTCAGCTGACCCTTTGTTTATGACACTGAATACAGTGCGGGCAAGCATCACCCCACCAGAACTCGCATTGAACAGCCCCGCCTCTACGACCGCCCCCGTGCCAACGCCGGCACCAAAAGATGCATCATACTTCACCTCATTGGGAGAGGTGGAAATGGCAGAAGACGTCAACGTAACCCTCGACAACTGAGTGACCAAGGTGGTATCCGAAACAGCAACTGCTGTGGATCCTGACCCGATAGCCATATGGGACATTACCGTGGGGGAATCTCCTATGCAACGACTCGCCATGAAGTTACGACCCGTAGTCACCACAGTGTTGGGTGTGGACATCTGATCTTTCAAGCACCCTTCTTCGTCAAATACATTTATGATCACCCTCCCGATAACCCTCGCTCCTGACTCAATCATACTGTGTCTCCTTCTTCGCCATAATACAAAACTACCCATGAAAAATCAATGACCATTTAATTCATGGCTGTTCATCTCACGAGCGTTCAGTCCCCCCACCGCACCGAACACCAATTCAAACTCAACAATATCCCCCGCTGATATTTCCTCAGCATCCTCGCCCTTCTGCAAAGTAACATCCGCATGGGAAGTCACACTCACCTCATCAGAAAACGGCCCTTGGGTTGCGTACTCCAAATAATCCGCCACAAGAAACTGACTGTACAGCCCCTTACCAACAACCGAAGCATGAACCTCCTCCGTATGGGCGGCACTGAACCACACGCTCTGATGCCCCACAGATTTGGAAGCGGCAATAGAATCCTCAAC